CTTGCAGAGCTAAAACGTCTTGTTCGTCTTTTACGGCCAAGGCATCAAGGACATCCAGCAAGTCCTCAAGGAAGTTTACATCCAAGTAATTTATATCTAGTTCAGTGAACTCAAGCTCATTGGTATCCAAGAACTCTTGGTCAAGGAAATCAATGTCAAGCTCATCAAACGACAGCGCATCCCGCTGTTGCGTGGCCTGTTCTTCTTCTTGCTGCACCACCGTCTTCGGCGGTGAAACTATGAGCAAGTTGTCAATGATTTCCAGCGTCAAATCAAGGATGACCGGCTTCGTAGGCGGCGATTCAAACACATCTACTGTCGTGGCCTGATATGGCTTGTTAAGAGCCACAGAGCCAAGCGCCGTGGTCACTACAATTTCGCCGCTGGCATCGCCGTTTAGATCAGGCAAAAGAATTATTAAGGATCTGCCTAGTTCATCAACGGTGCACGTAAAATCTGTGCCGCGAATAGCGATGTCAGCAGTGGGTGTTGTTATGCGTATGTTTTGTTTATCAATACGCCCAAGCGCGCCAGTCACGAACCTCGCCGTGCCGCTCGCGAAGTTGAGCGCCATCTTTGATTTGCTTGGATCAGGGTCATAAACATATTCATCAATGGTAAGCGTGCTGTGTTCTGTAAGACGAACCACTGATGAATCAAGGAACGTAGCCTCTAGCCTGCCGTTCTGGGTGCGCAAATCGTCCATGAGGCGCAGATCAAAGTTCAGGCTGGCATTGTACCCTTTGTCACGAAAAACCCGCGCAGCGCCCGCTACGTCGCTTATAGCGCCAATATCAGCAGCTAGTGCTGCCGCCGGAGTCATTTTGAATAATGCACATAGTACCGCTACCGCCGCTGGATATAATCTTGAGGTAGTCATTATCAGTTGTGCTTTGCTGTTGTATGTTGAACGTTCTGCTATTTCCGGTCTGATCTAACCAAAAATAACCTTGCGCCGCACCATCACCATCATAGGTTAGAGTGTTGTTGTCACCATCAATATCCACGTAGTTTGTGGCCTGATCTATATCAATGCTTGACGTGATGCTGTTGCCAGAACCGTTTACTATCCAATCAAGATCTAGCGTATCAGATAGCGCAGCAGTGCCTACGTTCAACGTAAACGAATTGCTGTTGCCTGTGACATCAACAAAGTAATTACCGCTGTCTGCTGAGTACGTGTTTGTCGGATCTACCTGGATGGTGAACGTGTTGCTATCCCCATCAAACTCAAAAAAGCTGGTTACACTGGTGCCGTAGATGTCACCAAAGAACTTGTTGCTGTTGCCTATCTGATTGATGTCTAAGGTGAGGTTGCTGCCATCCAGGTCTAAAGCGTTCATTGATCCAGCGGTAGAAAGCAAGCCGCCAATCAAGTTGCTGTTGCCTAGTTGCTCAATGTCTATATTCGCAGTGCTGCCTGCTTGATCAACGTAGATCTCGTTATCAGCCGCGTGGCTTGGTAGTGATAGGCTTCCAATAACCAGCATCATAGCCTTGGCGAACCGTTTCCAAAACGGCTGTCTCAATAGCGGTCTGCAAGGCAATGCCGACACTCTCGTTTTGTACAATGCCATTCTCGATTTCAATTAGCTTCGTGCCTTCTGCGATAAATCGAAAAGTGTCTTGGCTGTAGCCCACACTGAGTATAGACTTAGTCACAAGCACTTCTAGCAGCACCTTCCCCGTACTTACTGAGACTGTGCGCAGGGAAATGGTGACTGTATCTTGTCGGTATTCTTTATCTGCACCGATTCCCAAATAGCGCGCACCGAAACCGCCTGATTTCAAGTTGCTTTCGTATCCTATCACTCCGCCGTGCATCAATAAACCAGCGAACGCCAAGGGCAAAAGGTCTTGATCCTCTTTGAACTGTTGCCTAGTGCTGCGTATTAGCTGCCGTTCTTTTGTAACGTTATCTAAACCCACGCGCTCAACGACATCAAAAAACTGCCCACCGCCCGCATGTTTCAACGCTCGTATCAAGTATGCATCCGGCGCTTGTGTCACTGCTGTACTGAAGTCAGCGTATTGGCTATTACTGCGCCGCGCCCCCGTCAAATCTGTAAATGCATCCCTGTAAATGGCTATGACTGGCTTGCGCTTTGGGGGCACAACTGATTCAAGCTCAGTAAGTATAAGGTTTGAGACCAGCGCCATGCTCTGCGGTTCAATGAACCCCAGCTTGCCGCCTTTGTTGAGTTTTTGCAGGGTGCAGCTAGAAAGTAAAGCTACCAATAGGCACAACGATAGTAGTCGTGCCGCCATCTGAATCTGTGATTGTAAGCGTGATCTGGTCACCATCGGTCTCATATTCTATGACGTTGCCTTCAAGCTCTAACGTGCCGGATTCTTGCGGAGTTTCCCCGAAAAGATTATCAACAAGTTGCCGCGAAAGCTGCGCATAAATTCTACTCTCAAGGTTACGAATGAACCTAGCCAGGGTGGTGTTTTGTGCCTCGCGCTCAAGCTCTTCTTTGTATGCTTTTATTTCTTCTTTGATGGCCTGCTTACGATTAAAGGTTTGATTCTCAATTGTTAGGTAATGGCTGCTGGTAGCTTGCCCAGAAAAGCTAGGGCTTTTGAACTTGAAAACCATCTGATCTGCATACGCGGGGTATGCAACCATGAATAAAATTATGCATATATGAATAATTGTAATCCGCATCAGTCCTTCCTCTGGTCATCCTGCTTGGCTTTCGCGAGTCGGTCTGTATCCATTAGCTGTGGCACGCCCAATATGGTTTTCATCATCGTATCTTGGCGAATGATTTCGTTATCCACAGAACGAACCCTATCAATCAGGCCAACCAATATACCCATCTGAGCATCTAGCTTGCTGCCCAGGCGCTCTTCAATCTCGCTAATCTGAGCGGAGACTTTGTCATCAAGCACATCAATCTTTGCTTCCATGCCATCAATGATTTTTGTAATTAACTTCCAAACAAACAAACCAAGCCCAATAGCTGCGGCAATTGGAAAACCGACTTCGTTGATAAGCGTGACGATGCTATCCATTATTTATGGCTTCAACGGCGGATTTTTTTTCTTCGTATTCGTTGTGATCATTCGCATAAAAAATGACCGTAATAGTTACGGTTGCATCATCTTTAGCTACCACCTCGTTCACATACACGCCTTCATCTGTAATAGATCCACCAACAATGTCACCTACTGCACTCATTATGTCACCTTATAGATTCTGTAAGTGAGTTGTATAGCAGAGGGAGCGCCCCAGCCGGCTATCTGCCTGCCCCAAAGCTGAGTTCTCAAAGTGAACGCTTGGGTTCCCGAAAATACCGTAAGCGGTAGCAATGTGCCCCTCGGCCCAAAAAACGCGTTTGATTCTTGGCCCACGGTTGTAAAAAAGCTGCCAGTCATACTGATTTGAACAAGGAAGGTGCTTGTTGAACCGGACCACGCATTGAAGCCGGCTGAGTAAACGCCGGTCGTGTATATTTCTTTGAGCACTTGGAAGTCATTAGACTGCGCTGGCACGCCGCCTGATCCAGCCGTAGCACTAGCAACGTTGATCGTGCCAGTGGCGACAACGAGGCTTCTGCTCAGCACAACGCCGTTGAATTCTGCGTTGCCTGATTTTTGTATCTTCCAACCGGCGCTGCCAGCCGAATAGTTGTCAGATTCCAAGGTATTGGCGATTTTAGCGGAGCTTACACCATCATCTGCTAGCGTTAGATTGCCGCTGCCATCTGTGGAGAAAAAACTGCTGCTCGCCAAAATATCCCCAGCGTTGATCTTCGCGCCACCGGACATGTTGAAAGAGGTGGCCGTTATTGATCCAGTAATAGAAGCGCTGGTGGCAGTTAATGCCCCAGCAGCGGTAACACGAAACGGCGCACTAGAGAACGTTGCATTCCCTAATTGAATGCCGGTGCTGGTAGCTTTGAATATGCTGTTACCAGATCCGCTGGTAAGCGATCCAGTCAAATCAGCGTTTGTTGCCGTTAGAGCGCCTGCTGGTGTGACCCTAAAAGGCGCGCTGCCAAAGGTAGCATGGCCTAGCTGTATGCCATCGCCGCTAGCTTTGAAGATTGAATTACCTGAACCGATGCTCATGTTCACGCCAGAAAGCGTACCGCCCGACGCAATATCACCAGCAGTGAGAGCGCCCCTCAGAGTCAGGCCGTTGCTTTGATCATACTTTAAGAAGTTTGTGCCTGTGCCAATGTTGAAAGCGGGATGACTGCTGGCGTTGAATCCCATGAAAAAGCCTTCGTTTGACGTATCCTCATAAGAAGTCTTGCCGCCTTTTATGTGCGCTAGGTTGCTGCTGCCGTCGCCTGATGTCAGAGTGATCTCACCTGTTTGTATGTTGCTGCCATCTATAACCGTGGTGCCATCTACCAATTCACTGGTAAATACAACGGCTGATGGCAAGCGATTCACACTTATTTCGCCGGTAGTGATTTTCGCCGCGTTGAGGTTTTCAACATCTATTTGTGACGCATCTATCGTGCCTGCGGTGATTTGGTTCGCGGAAATGGAATCTATATCGGCGCTGACTGCTTTGGTGAAAGATCCCGCCACCTGAGAGGTGTACGCTGTTGCGGTGCCCAGGACGTTGATGGCTCGCAAACGAAAGTAGAATGTTGTGTTGTAATCAAACCCAAAGTCACTGCTCTTGCCCAGTAATACGCGCTTATTCTTACCAACATCCCCGTAGTAGCTGTTTACCAAGGTTCCGGTGCTGGGAGTGAATCCGCTCGTGGTGCTGGCATGAACTTCTACCGCGCGTAGGTTTGTGTTGCTCGGATTAGTCCATTTAAGCTCAATAAAAAAGGGCTTGCCCGTTGTAGCGCTTACACTAGATGGCTGAGCTAGGGTATCTGACTCGGCTATCGTGATGTTGGCAGTTGATGAAACGCCACTGTATACGTTGTCAAAACTGAAGTGTCGTAACCGCACGTTGTATGTATTACCAACCACAACGTTCTGTATGACGCCCTTAGTTTGACCCTTGCCGGCAACCCCAGCTACAGCGTAATCAGACTCGCCGCTTTCTTTATATTGAATCTCTGTGCCTTGGACTGCATCACCCTGCTGGTTCGTCCACGGTACTATGATGTCAATTATGGTGTGTGGGCCTTGGATTGTGGCGCGCTGGGTTAGCGTTCCAATAGTTGGCGCTGCCTGGGCAAATGATCCCGTATTGATTACGGAACCTTCACCTATAGATGTCGTGTACTCATTGGTGGCAAAGTCCCAAACATCAGCAGAAATTTCTAAGAGGCTGAGATTTATAGAAGCTGCTATTGCGCCGGAACCATCGTCATTCAAAGCTAAGGATGTCGTTTGTACTTCAAACATTTTTTGGTTCCAGCCCATCCTGCTGTTGGTGACGTATACGAAATCATTGGGCTGTAAGCGAACGAACTTCATGCCAACTTCGACTTGAGCCGACATTGTCTTGCGCTGGTATTTTAGCTGTATCTTGGCAACACGTTGCGCCATTGTGTTGGATGTTGTGAATGGTAATTGCGCTTCAAGTGTTTTCCTAAAATTGTTGGATGATGAACCGCTAGGCGTATCCTGAGACAGCATAGTTGCATCAGAAATAATAGGCGTCTCATTAGCTTTGAAGTCCTGCGAAGCATCAACGAAAATGCCTTTCACTTGGTTGAATAACTGCCCCTTACTGCTGCCAGAACCAGTATCCACTAGCATGGGCGCGAGCATATCGTCATCCGTTACAGTCAACGTCGGTGTTTGA